ACGCTGAAAATCCCGATGGCGCCTTCGAACACTAGGATTCGATTCGGCTTGAACTTGTAGACCTGGCCTGCTTGCATTTTTGCCTCCGCGATGATTTGGAATGACTTCATTTTCAAGTCTATTTCGTATTTTTCGTATTGTCTAGACGAATCCGAAGTTTCCTAAAGGTACGAAAACTCGTCACCGTAAAATAAAGACAAGGCAAACGCCGGGGCCTAGTATGGGGACATGGAAAAAAGCCTGGAGAAAATCGGGAAGTTCCAAGTCAAGCAGATCGGCGAACCCGCCGATCGGACGCTTCGCTTTCTTGGCACCGACGAGACCGAGGACCGCGACCGCGACATCATCAAGGCCGACGGCTGGAAGCTCGACAACTACCTGAAGAATCCGGTATTCCTTCCCTTTCACAATTCCTGGACAGTCCCCGTCGGCAAATGCGTGGCCATTGGCCGCGGAACTGGCGTTTCCGGGCTAACGTTCGACATCAAATTCCCTAGCATCGAAGAGCTCTGCACCAACCCCGCGACGCCTTCCGACGAAGCGCTTCTCGCCGATGCGCTCTACAACGCCTTTCTGAACGGCTACATGAACGCCGTTTCGATCGGGTTCGTTCCCCTCGAGTCGGTCGAGAACGATTCCGGTGCCAACAAGGATCTTCCCCAGTGGCAGCGCGGACGGATTTTTACAAGCCAGGAAATGATCGAGCTTTCGGCCGTCGCGATTCCCGCCAACCCGAACGCGCTGATTCAGGCACGCTCTTTCAAGAATTGGAAACCCGGGCAGCTCGATCTCATCAGTGGGATACTTGACCCGACCGACAAGTCCGCGCATTCTGCCGAACCCGTCGCCGAACCGGCGACTGTCACCAAAACCACCGAGACCGAAGAGGAGACCGACATGAAAGCCGAGGAAGTCACCAAGGCCATCAACGAGGCCGTCGCGCCTCTTTTGCAGAAGATCGCCAATCTCGAGGCTTCGCAGAAATCCGGCGCCAAGCATTCGGCCAAGACGCTTGAGAAGATGCAGGCTGCGCTCGGGCATATTCAGAAGGGCTATGACACCCTCAAGGGCCTGATGGATGGCGACGGCGAAGAGCCCGAGGGCCAGAACCCCAGCGAAACCGAACCTGGCATCGACAACACCAGCGGCCAGGAAGGCGCTGACAAGTCCTATGGGATTGACCTTTCCAAGCTCGATCTCGATTCCATGTTGAGTGCTTAAGTCTGCGCGAGCAGAAATAGACGAGGAGGTCTATATGACTGAGAAAGAAAAGCTGGACGCGCTGCTCGCGAAAACTGCGGCCGACGCTGCCGCTGCCGCGACCAAGGCCGCGACCGATACCTTCGAAAAGGCTATGGCCGGCACAGTTGACCCGGCTATCGGCCAGGCGATCATGGCCAAGGCTGGCGGATCATCGGCTGCGGGAGGCGGTTCGACCGTTACCTTCATGCCTGATCAGCCCGTGGTTCCCAAGGGCATTACCGCCGCGCGCTGGATCAAGACGCTGGCGATTGCCGGCGGACGGCTTGACCGCGGCGAAGCCAACGCGAAGAGCATGTACCCGAGCGACCGCCTGCTCGGTCATCTCTACGGCGAGCAGAAGGCCTTGAGCGCCACGATCCCCGACGCGGGCGGTTTTACCGTTCCTCAGATCCTGGCGAGCGAAATCATCATGCCGCTGTACACCCTGATCGGCGTGACCAAGCTCGGCGGACGCCGCGTCCCCCTGGTCAACGGCAACATGACCCTCCCGAGGATCAACACCGCGACCACCGTCGGATGGATCGGCGAGAACGCTCCCGTCGGCGTCAGCCAGGAAGTGATCGGCGACACCAAGCTGAACGTCAAGAAGCTCGGCGTCATCACCCCTGTCTCGAACGACCTTCTCCGTTCGGCGGACATCGCTGCCGACCAGTGGGTGCTCGATGACATCCGCAACCAGATGTACGTCGAGATGGACCGCGCCATGCTCTACGGTTCGAACACCTCGTTCCAGCCCGGCGGCCTGACCGCGCTCCTCCCCGCTGCTCAGATTCAGGGCTCGACCTCGACTCCGCTGTCGACGACCCTGATTACGCAGCTATATGGCGCCCTCCGCCAGGCGAACGTCATGTTCGTCAGCCCCGGCATCATCATGAACGCGACCATGGAGTCGTACCTGATGAACCTCGTCACCTCGACCGGTGCGTTCCTGTTCTACGCCGAAATGGTCGAGAAGGGCACGGTCCGCGGCATCCCCTACGCCGTTTCGAACAACTGCACCTTCACCGATACCGGAACCTACGCGACCTCGAGCGTCCAGTTCTTCATCGGCGACTGGAGCGAGTTCGTTGTCGGCACCCAGGGCGACCTGATGGTCGAGACCAGCCGCGACGGCTCCTACGAATCCGGCGGCACGACCTACTCGGCGCTGTCCCGCGACCAGACGGTCATCCGGGTCATCTCCCTGCAGGACTACGCCGTCAGGCACACCGCTTCGTTCATCGGGTACACCGCCAAGCTGGCCGCGAGCTAAGGGCCGGAAAGGAAACAAGGAGAAGAAACCATGTACAGCAGTTTTCTTGAACGGACCAACGCAGCGCAGACCATCCTGCCGGTTGTCACGATCGGCAACTCGACCGTTACCGGTGTCGCGGTCGACCGTCAGGGCTGGCTTTCGGCCTGCGTTGAGTACACGGCGGGTGTTTGCCCGTCGGTCCCGACCGGGTTCACCGTGGCTCTCGTGGTCAAAGACTGCGCGACCACCAACGGGACCTTTGGGGCCTATGCCACCATCCCGACCTTCGGCACCGCCGGCGGTCTCTCGGCCGCTTCGACCGTGAAGTACCAGAACGTCGACCTCCGCGGAGCGAAGCGCTACATCCTGGTCGAAGAGACGCTGATCTTTACCGGCGGCTCGTCGCCTTCTCAGGTCGGCGGCGTGACGTTCATCCTCGGGGACGCCAGTAACGAGCCCCCGACCTTTGCCGGGACCAACACCGGAGTTCTGCCTCTTCAGTAAGAGGCCAATCGTAGTCAGTATGGCCCCGGATCATTCGTGGTTCGGGGCCATTTTTGAAAAGGGAGATTATGGCCAGCATCGGATTCACGACGGTAGCAAATTGCAAGACTCTACTCCAGATTCCGTCGGGCGATACTAGTCAGGACGCTTTGCTCACGCTCTTGATTCAAGGTGTCACAAAAGAAATCGAATCCTTCCTTTCTCGCAAGCTCGGCCAGGCTGACCGCCTAGAAACTCTCGCCGCGAACAACCGCCAGATCCTGCAGCTCTATCAGTGGCCCGTGAATACCGTGACGTTCGTCAAGGAATCGGGCGTGACCTTGGTCCCGGGGCAGGACTATCTGGCATTGCCCCAGTACCTTGAGGCAGGCCAGATCTATCGGGGTCAGGGATGGGTCGGGCCTGCATGGGTGCGCGGACTGACTGCCGATCCTTATGCCGGCCAACTGATTTTCGAGGTCAGCTACAATTCGGGATATTTGCTCCCGGGCGATGATCCTCCCATAGGCTGGGCAGGCGATGATCTCCCGGCCGATATCCAACTCTGTACCGCTCAGATGGTCGCTAAGGTATACGGGCTCTCGAACGCCGGCAACCTTGGCCAGAACTTGACGTCAATCAAAGAAGGTGGACTCGCCTACAGTTTCGAATCAGGTGGGGGGGCCTCGTCAGACTCGGCACTTTTCGGAGTTATTGCCGGAATGCCAGTACAGTTTGCTTCCTATCTCGACCCATATCGAAGGTGGGCCGTCGCGTGATCCTGAACACCACCATCGAAATCTACAGCCGGAACTCTCGCCAGGATGCCGACAACGAAGGGATCCCGAAGTTCACCTACGATCTCTTTCTGACAACGCGCGCTTCGGTTCAGCCACTGGCCTTGTCGGAAGCGAAGCTCGAGCAGTGGGGAATTACGACACTCGGGGCAGATGCGAAACACATTTTCATACCAGTAAAGAATCTGAAGCTGGGCCAGTCCTGGCTTATCAAGGATTTGACAACGCTTGAACGATATGAGTTGCGCGGAACTAATCCGTGGCCTTGGATCCATACAGAAGTCATTGCCGAGGCTTATCAAGGGCAGGCGCCAGTATGAGCGATATCGCCGCGCAACTCGAAGTCGCTTCCCAGAAAATCAATCTCTTCGGTCAGCATGTCCAGGATCGGCTAGGGAAAGCCATGGTCAAGGGGATGGGCAAGATAGTAAGGCAGGCTAAGATCAATGCCCCGAAAGATACTGGGCATTTGGCCGATTCTATTCTGATGAGTCCTATCGAGAAGGATGGTGAAGGACGGCTCGAGATCCGCGGAGGTCCGACGGTCCAATATGGCGCATTGGTCGAGTTCGGCAGCGGACCGCATACTAGTTCGGAAGGGGCTGAGGATTTCATCGCGAACATCGAGCGATGGGGCCGCCGCAAGGGAATGGACGAAAGTCAGATCCGCGCTCTGATCCAGCATATTCGGAAGCATGGGACGAAGCCTCACCCCTATCTCGGCCCGGCGTTCTACTCATTGATCAAGGAAATCCAGGCCGAAATGAAAGAAGCGATGGAGTCCGGCGGATCCTCTGGCGGTGAATCATGAACATCATCGGATGGCTTTACCAGAAGTTGATCGCGGATACGGCTCTTGTCGCAGCTCTTGGCGGTTCATCGAAGATCGTTCGCGCGTATCCGAATACCTCCGACAATCTCCCGGTCCTGGCCTTCATCGAGGCAAACAATCGCGATGAGTCGTTCTATGACAATGCGCCGTTGGGCGCGAGCGAGGCGGTCGACGTCCATGTTTTCACGGAGTTCAATACACCGACGACTACCATCGCGGATCTCGTCAGCGACCGGATGGCCGCGCTGCTTTTTACGCGCGATTATCAGGCTGACATGGATGACCCGAGTACGAAGGTTCGTCATAAAGTTATGAAGTTTTCAAGGGACAATATCGTCCAGCAAGATCTAGTTTAGGAGGCTCAAAAATGAGCAGCGGAACCCCCCAGGCCGGTGTTATCGGCCTTTCGAATCTCACCTATTGGCCGTTGACTTCGGACCCGACTACGGGTTCGCCGACCTACGGGGCCGCTGTTTCGCTGCCCGGTATCGCGGAGCTCAACTTCGATCCGAAGTCCAGCCAGACTCCGTATTTTGGCGACAACTCGCTGATTGCGGTCGGAGGCACTACCGGCTTCCGGTCGATCTCGGCTAAGCTGTATGATATCGACCCTCAGGCGTTGGCAACACTTCTCGGTCAGACCTATGGTCAGGGCCAGGTTCTCGACCAGGGTCCGGACATTTCGCCATATTTCGCGCTGGCCGGAAAAGTCCTGCGCAATGGTACGACCGGCGGCGCTCCGACCCAGCAATATGTCGTGTTCTACAAGATTCAGCTCATGAAGCCCAAGAGCGACTGGAAGACCAAGGCCGACAAGATCACCTTCGTCGAAGTCCAGCTCGACGGCTCGACCGTGGCGCTGACTTGCAACGGCTACTATGGCCTGACTCAGCGCGCCGACGACCCGAACGGAAGCGCCGCGGCGCTCACCGCCTGGTTTACCACTGTGCAGCTCCCGAACATCGACAACACCGCTCTCTCGGTTGTCTTCGCGGCCGGCGTGACCACCAAGACGATTACGGCGACATTCTCGAAGGCTTCGACCTCCGGTTCGATTCCGTTCACGATGGCCAGCGCGGCTCAGATCGCTGCGCTTACTGCCGAAGTCCAGTTCGTCAACGCGACGACCGCCAGCGTCGGCGGCGCCGTACCGGCTACCTGGGTTCTTTCGACCCCGGGTGCCGGATTCTCAAACAACACGATTGTCTTCACGGCCACTCTCGGCGCAGGTGCGGCGGCCACCGACAAGATCACCGCGGCTCTGCGTTCGAACTCCACCGTGACGGATAACAACGGAACCAGCGCGACCGGCGTTGGAAAGGGCTTCTTGACCCTGGCCTAAGTTTTTAGTTTGGTGCAGTTCGGCCGGCGGAAGTGGGTTTGCTCCCTTTTTCCGCCGAAGCCGGTCGGGCTGCTTTTTCCCAAAGGGAGGGAAAAATGGCAAAGAACATCGGAATGAGTACCGGGATCAAAGTGACGATTCTCGGCGAAGAATACGGTTTGAGTCTGACGATGCTCGGCATGGACTACCTAGACGAACAATACGGAGCGTCGGGCGCCGCCATGCAGTCATTCGTCGAGATGGGAAAGAAGTTTCAGACCGGGGATATCGACAAGGAATCTCGCGCCGTTCTCTGTCATTGGATCCTAGCATCCTTGATTCATAATCAGTTCGACCGGGATGGGAAGAAGGTTCGCGAGATTCCTACCGTCTTTCAGATCCAGGCGTCGCTTTCGGTCGGGGAACTCCTCGGAATGGCGCAGATGGTCCTCGCGAGCTATCAGCTTTCCTTCCCGAAGCCTGAATTGTCGGAGGGATCAGACCACCCTCTCTAGGCGCGGAACTGGAATTCCCGTGGGACTACTTGTACACG